AATCCTACTCTACCACCGTTCGCGTACCCCGCTGCTTCGATCGCTGCTAAAATTTCATCTTCAGGAAAACCATAAGCTTCCATAGATTGTCTAATAGCTAAAGCTCTATTACCCATATCAGAACTATCTCCTATACTTGCCTCATAGTCAGCCAGTTCTCTTTCATAATCTTTTTGAGCTCGTCTTGCTCCTGCGATACCTAAATCTGTCATACCTTGACCTGCTGGTACTAATGCTGCTTTTAATCCCTCTTTACTAAATAGATCGTTTCTTAAAGTTTCACCAACACCTGTTAAATAATTTGAACTTGTTTCTAATGCACCTAAACCACTTTTAGTTAATCCTGGATCCATACCCATTGCTTTGTCTCTAAAGAACTCTCCTGCACTTGGAGTTCCTCCTGTAGTTCCATATTGTCCTGCAGGTCCTACTCCTGTGCCTGGAGTTCCTGGCGCTGATAACGCACCAGTACCTGCCGCCATTAATGCAGACAGTCCTGAAAATTCTCCTTCACTTCCTTCTTGTGCAAGTTGTGCACCAATATTTAAACCACCTGACATTAAAGCTCTTGATAACATAGTATTACCACCAAGTCCCATAAGTCCTGGGGCCATAAATGGAGCCGCCGCTGCTAGAAAAGGTAAAGCAGGTTTAACTTCATTAGGTATTATTTTATCTAATGCTCTTGAAATTGGTCTAGTTATTTTTTTTAAAAATCCCATAAATTTATCTTTGTATTATACACTGAAAAGCAAGTTCGCAAAACTTGTAAATAGGCGAGTAGAGCACAATTTACAAGACTTTTTGCCTGTAGTCAATCTAGAATATGTTAGCGCCAGCGCCTAGATTAATCTCTTCTACAGTCACTTTTACGTCTCTTTTAATATGTTCTGCTTTAGTATCTGTGTTTGTGTTTTGTACATCAGCTAACGCTTCAGCGTCCGACATATACTCTTTACCTGTTACAGTATTTGTTAAGGTTACTTCACACTTAGGTGTAATAACTGGTACTCTTTCACCGTTGATTATTTCATATCTAACGGATGCTTCTGTTTCTATAAATGGCATTATCTGTCCTCTCTGTTAATTTCTAATATTGATATGATTGCACTTATACCAGTTGCATCAGAAGATTCAATCTTCAATATATCATTTTCTTCAAGTACAACAGGCCCTTTTGCTACATTACAAATGGTTGGTCCAGTTATATTTGCATATGCTATTTGATAATCAATAGTAGCAGAGCTATCTGTAACAGATACTTTTGCTACCTTAGACCCAGATTCGTTGGTTATTTGTATGTTTTGAATGATTGTTCTAGAGTTTGATGGCACAGTATATACCGTTTCAGCTGCTGTAGTTGCTGGATCATAGAATGCGTTTTTATAAATATTTGCCATTAATTATCTATGAGTATTAACTCAAATCCTCCTGATGCTGAAGATGTAGAACTTGAAATTGCTTGTAATTCTATATCTGTTTTTTCTGTAATTTTAGTTATAGCCTTTTTAGGAAAGTATGTAAAACCACCTCTAATATTTAAATACTCTTTTGTTTGAAAAGCAGAATTAGCAACAGTGTTATCTCTAGTTTTTAACTTACAAGTTTGTTCCTGATCTTTACCTGATCCAAAATTGATCGCTACAACATACCCTGTTTTACCAGCAGGTATAGTGTATACTGCCATTAGTGTTTGACCGTTTCCTGCTGTTATGGTTGCAGCAACATCAGATCCACCTGTATAAGTTGCAGATATGCCTCCTTCATTATTTCCAGATGTTCCTGCTGTTTCAACAGACATTCTAAATACTCTTAAAAAAGTTTGTGTAGTTGTAACTGTAGTTGTTCCATCCATATCAACTGTCTCTTCAGCCAAATTATAAGAATTATCTAGACCTTGTATTCTCAAAGTTCTAGCACCAGTTCCTGCTACATCATCATTAGTATCATCACTAACAATATCAACAGTAACTGCAGTAGACTGATAAGGGTATTGTCCACCTGTTTCCCAAATTACTTCAAAAGAACCTGATCCAATAGAATCATTATATCCAAATTTATTTACTTTTGTGTAACCAGTAAAATCTCCTTTTGCAACTGCAAGATAAAAATCTATATCAGCAGATGATGGAGTTGTTGATCCTGTTGTGTTTACATTATTGCAAGACATTAATTTCTACCTGTGAACCAAGTAAATCTTTCACTTTGTTCTTTTAATTGTGTTAAATATGTAGAGTTTAACTGTTCAATAATTGTAGTTAACGCTCTGTTAATTTGTCTTTGATTATCTTCACTATATTCTCTTTTAGGTTCTGGTAATCTTACTACTACTTTAGTCATTATCCTCTCCTATATCAATTGTTTCTATACCTTCTTTTTCTTTGTTTTCCAACATAGCAAAATCTTCTAATTTCATATTTGCTTCATCTGCATTTGCAGGTGTTGATTGTAATATCATTGTTGCTGTTGCAACAGGAAGACTGGCTATTATATTTAAACCTTTCATTGCTAAAGGAGTTAGACTTCCAGCTCTTGCTAAAAAAGTTTGAAATAAATTTGTTTTTGCTTTACCAAGTGAATCATCATCTAAAATTACTTGTAAACTATTTCCACCAAGTTCTTTATATTTTGATAGTGGTATTTTTAAAGATTTTACTTTTCCTTTTAAATCTCCGATAAGGTTTCCTTGTGACATAGAACCCCCTTGTGCTATATGTCTAGCAAAATCTGGTCTTGGGGTATAATATTTTCCACTACTAGTGCCAAAGCCTTTAGCTAAGCTAGATCTTGAAGGAGCTTCTCCTCTAAATAATTCAATCATATCTTCTATACCAGCCATTATCTTCTACCGTCCGGTTGTAGATCTACTTGAAATGTACCAAATCTCCAAGTCTCACCTAAATTTATATTTTCAATCTTAATACTTGCATATCTTCCTCTAGCTCTTGTATCTACTTTATCAGTTGTAGCATCAATTGTAAATGGACTCAATCTTGTAGCAGCTACACTATCGGAAGGATAATCAGACACTCCTATAGTTACTTGATTGTTACCTGTTAGCACTTTAAAGTTAGGTAGAAATCTTCTCATTGCTAAAAAAATTTCACTTTGATTTGCCTGTAAAGAGAAATCAAATGATTGTATAAAAGAAGTTAAAGTTGTAACAGATCCGTCTGGATTAACTTGATCGGTCCCCGTTTCTTGTTCGAAGAATACTGAAGCACCTAGTCCTGATTGACCAATCACTACAGGAAAAGTTCCATCATTACTACTATTATAAGCAGTTGCATAAGGTTTAGGATATACTAAAGAATCAATCCAAGAAGTTCGAATAGAGTTAACATTTACTCCTGTGTACCAATTACCCATTGGTAATTGTCCATTACTTTGTCCATAGTTAAAAACTACATATCTATTATTAAATTCTGATCCGGCTGTTGGATACCACCAAACTACTTCTGTAAATAGATTATTAATCCCAGCATTTACTTGTTGACCTTTTGTAGTATCAATATCATCATAAACATAATCTTCAACTGAACAAGGTAAAGTATTAACAGTACCATCAAAAGAGAAGAAACCATTATTACCCATCCAATAAGCAACTCCATCAATTTCAATAGCTGCGTTCTTACCTATCAATCCGCAGTTTGTACCCACTTGCTCAAACCCAAAGGTAAATGGAGCTCCAACAAATTTCATAGTATATAATGCGTTATCAGTCCAAACTAGAATATTTTCTTTTGCAACCAAAGCACCCATAATTTTTGTACCATCTTGAATTCTTTGAGTTCCTGCAGTGTTAGTGGCCTCTGGTGTATACTCATTAATATTTTCATCTATTGAAAATCTTATAAACATATCATCTTGAGTAGATGGATCGCCGATTGTAGTTTCTGTTCCAAGGTGAATTAAGTGACGTGTTGTTGGAGAAATTAAAGTAACTCTTGTTGCGGTAGGATTATTTGTTGTTGTAAATCCAGATGTTGTAGTAGATGCTCTTGTTGTTAATCTTGCAGCTATTGCTGAATCCCAAGTAAATGTTTTTCCATTTGCAATCGTTGCAACTAAGACTTGACCAAAATTACTTAAAGACCAAAGTCCTGGTTCAAGAGTTACAGAAGCTGCATTAACCGCATTTCCCCATCCCGTTCCGCCAATAGTTGATCCATAAACACCTACACCAAAACCATAACCATAAGTCTGTTCTGCAGGTCCAACTTGTTCATAAGGAACAACATCTATACTACCTCCTGTTGCAACCGTTGCCGTAGCATTTGTAGTTTGAGTAATTGTAAATACTGTATTACTAGTAATAGAAGTTACTTGAAATAATTTATCTTCAAAGTCTGCATCAACATAACCTGTACCTACTGGTAAAGTTACATTATCTAATAAAATAATATCTCCTAAAGATAGATTATGATCTGTTCCTGTTGTAATAGAACAAATAGGTGAAGCATCTGTTGTAGCAAGTGTTGCTGAAGTTAAAGCTGTTTTTAAAGGAGTAATATCATAAAGACCTCCTTCAAAATAAAGTAATAAAAATTTATCTGTTCCTAATGCAACATACCTGTTACCATCATTATCAACAAAAGCGTGTTGTTTTCTAACAACCCCTACAATAGATTCATTTAATAAAGATTGCCATCCCCCTACTTTTTCTGGTAGTCCATATCTAAATCTAACATTATCAGAATCAACCCAACGACCTGCCGCACCTACACTGGTATCTTGCTTGTCTATTCCAGGAGCAAACTTAATTTCAGTAAGCACGTTTATCTCCTATTGGTTTGTTGATTTAAGTAACCAGCCTTTAGTAGCGTTGGTATAAATAAAAGTAACACATTGGTTGTTAACATTCATTGTATAGTCTGAAGCCGCACCATTAATATTTGAACCATTTCTAGCCACAGTAACTGCGTTTGTTGCAAAACCTCCAGAAGCAGAACCATCCATAATAGTTACTTCATCAGCAATAGTAGGAGATGCAGGTAAAGTAATAACTACTGTGTTTGCTTGTGTATCTACAATTATCTGATCATTATTAACTGCTGTATATGAAGTTACACTTGAAGAAGTAATAGTCTTCATTCCTTTTTGAATTAAAGCTAATGCCGTGTCTGTTCCATCTGATCTTACAATTAAGTTAGCTCCTTCAGGAACAGGAACTGGATTTGAGGATCCAGCTGTTTTAATATTTAAAGTATAATTATTTGCTGTAGTTCTGTCTGTTGCATCTTCTATAATATAAACTCTGTTAACTGTACCCCCTGTTGATGTTGCAGGGATAATTAAATTAATGCTGGCTGTCATTGTGCCAGTTAGTTTTAAATAAATATTTTTACCATTTGCAGATGATGATCCATCTGCTAAACTTAAAGTTACATCTGTACCTGATGTCATAGGTACTTCTACATAACCTGATGCTGCTGCTTGTAATATTTCTAAATTAGTATTAGTAATTGTTCCCCAAAGACCTGCTTTTTCTCCGGTTGTAATTATCTCTAGTGTTAAATCTGATGAGTAAGTTGATGCCATATTAATAAGGTTTTATTGGTGTCCAAACCATTGTTGCTCCTGGTATTATATCATTCCACGTAATAACTCCTGGTTCTACTGTATCTAAAGATAAAGCGGACCCATCAGGATTTACTAATGCGTTACCTGTTATTGTAACATTTCCTGTAGCCAACGTCAATGCGTTTCCTGTAGCGTTTATATTAGCATCTGCAGTAATTGTAAAATTTCCAAGTCCTAATGATACTTGAGACCCTGTAACGTTAAAATTAGCATCTCCAGTAATAGCTAAAGTTCCAAGTCCTAGTGTTAATCTATTTGGGTCAACATTTTCTACAATAGATTCAGCAATAATTCCTACACTACCTATAGTAATATTTAATTGGTTACCATTAACATTAATGATAACTCCTGTGTCTGGTGCTACGGTAGCGAAAGGGAATTCCGCAAATGATCCAAATCCTAACATATAAAATCCTTAAAAGGAGACAGGGGGTATGTGGTGGTGCCCTGCCTCCATCTAAAGATTATATCATCGTTTAAACCAAGAAGGAAGACCTAAATGTGGGCGCTTGTCAAACATATTATCTTTAGCACCCGGTGTTTTACGGT